AAATCTGTTGAAGAAATTGTTGCTCTGTATAAAGAACGACTTGACGCACAAGGTCCGATTCTCAATCAAATGCGTGAAGTTCGACAATTGGCCAACGGCGATGTCATTGTTCCCCTAAACGAATTAGACCGTAACACTCGTTCTTCTGTGGCTAACTTGCTTGTTCAGGGTTTAGACCAGATGAGTATGCGTGTTTCTTCTACTATGCCGTCGCCGTATTTCCCTGCTTTGCGTGAGGGGCAAGACCGGAGTATGAAGTTGGCTCGTGACCGTAAACGAGCGATGCTTGCTATTTGGGATGAGAACCGTATGAATATGAAGATGCGCCGCCGTGCGCGTCATCTCCTTGCATACAGCAATTCACCTGTTTTCATCAAACCTAACTTTGATAAGCGCATCCCTGAATGGCAGTTACGCAACCCACTTGATACCTTCCCTGCACCATCTGTAGATGTTGACAATCCTGTACCGGACAACTGTATTTTTACGTATGGCCGTACATATCGTTGGTTGACACAGAATTATGGTGACGCAATCAACGGTATTCTTCGTGTGGGCAACCCATCGTGGGACACAATGTTCAAAATCCTTGAATATGTTTGCGACAACGAAGTTGTAACTGTTGTTTTGGGTGCAGAAAAAACCCTCGACCCTATGACTGGTGCTTATTCTATGGGTGCGCCAGCAGTAGAACTAGAACGTGTCATCAACAAAACAGGTATGCCGTTAGTTGTTGTACCTCAACGCATAACCCTTGACAAACCACACGGCCAGTTCGACGGTTTGCTTGGTATGTACTACACACGCGCAAGGTTGCAGGCTTTGACAGAGATTGCTATTGAGCGTGGCATTTTCCCTGATGAATACCTTGTGGCACGACAGGGTGACAACCCTGAAATCATCCAAATTGCTGACGGTAAAACAGGGCAACTTGGTGTTGTCAAGGGTGGCGACATTCAACAGTTGCAAACAAACCCTGGCTATAAGACTGATGTGGCTCTTGACCGTTTGGAACGCCAAGAACGCCTTGAAGGTGCTATCCCTGCCGAGTTCGGTGGCGAATCTGGTACCAATATCCGTACTGGTCGCCGTGGCGATTCAGTATTGGCAGCAACAGTTGATTTCCGTGTTCAGGAAGCCCAAGACATTTTTGCTTCTTCAATGGTTCAAGAAGACAAAATTGCTATTGCTATTGAAAAAACATATTGGGGTAATAGTTCTAAGTCGTTCTTTATTTCTGGTATGGGTGGGGGAATCAAGGATTACACACCAAATAAAATGTGGGAAACAGATTTCCATTATGTTGCTTATTCAGCGGCAGGTTCAGATGTCAACAGTTTGATTGTTGGTTTGGGTCAACGCCTCGGTACTGGTCTTATGTCGAAAGAATCTGCTCGTGAGGCTGACCCGTTGATTTCTGACCCTGAAATGGAACGTGACCGGATTATGGCTGAAGGTATTGAAGCGGCTTTGTTGTCTTCTATTCAGGCTCAAGCGGCAGACCCTAACGGTCCGTATCAACCTGATGACCTTGCTTACATTGCTGAACAGGTACAATCAAACAAGATGAGTTTGTCTGAAGCGATTATGTCTGCACAGAAACGAGCGCAAGCACGTCAAGCTGCTGCTGCTCCACAGGGTTCACCTGAAACTATGCCTGGTTTGTCTGCTCCTGGTATGGGTATGGAGGCTGGTATGGGTGGTCCTGCTGGTCCTCCTCAACTTGGTGATTTACTTGGCCGTCTTGGTGGTGGGGCTGGTGCTGCGGCGCAACCTCAATCGCCTGGTGGTGTAATGGCTTTGTCTAATGCTTTGGGGGCGTAATGGCTGAATATTCAAATCGTACTGATTTACAGAACCCTGCCGCAAAAATGGCGGCTACTGCCGCTAAAGGGCAGGCTTATGGTGAGGCTGGCGCACAGATTGCTTCTCAACAGGCTGTACCTATGGGTGCGCCCCCTACAGATATGGTTTCGCCAGGTATAGCACCTGGTTCTATGGGTGGTTTAACTCGCCCTACTGAACGACCTGCTGAACCTATTACTGCTGGAGCCGACTTTGGACCTGGACCTACTATGGCGCAAGCCGGTATTGCTACCACATTGCCTGGTTTCAATGAAACACTTGAAGAATTGAAAGTTTTGTTCCGTCAGTTCCCTAATGATGATTTAGCTGGTTTGCTTTCGGCTTTGCAGTATGAGGGTTCATAGTGCCTTTCACATCTATAGAAGAACAAGATGATATTTACGCCACACTTGCCAAGGAATCTTCTAAACGTGATTCGTATATAGCTACTGCTACCCCACAGTTAGCGCAACGTGTAGGTCAAATTCATTCTAGTTATCCTGGTTTCGCGGCTGGCGTGAAGTTGTCTATGGCTAAAGCAGGGTTTACGGATGAACAGATTGCTCGTATTTATCCTGCTGCTTCTACTGCTGTTATTGAACAAAGTGTTAAGGAACCTAAAAAGGAATCTTGGTTTCAACGCAATGTAACTAATAAAGCTAAGACTGCTTCTCGATATGGTTTTGCTGCTGCAAACTTTCCGTTAGATTTTGTTCAGGGTGGTTTGGCGCAAATAACTGACGTAGACGATTCTGTTTCTGGTTGGTTTATTTCTACTGACCTTGGCTCTTTGATTGCCAATGATGAGCAGGCTGGCTCTGGTTGGTTTATGGGGGATAAAGCCAAGGAACTGCAAGCTGAACGCGCACGTCGATACCGTGGAACTGTCGGTGGTCACGCTTGGACTATAGGCCGTGGTTTATCTTCAGTTGTTTTTCAACCGGATACCCAGGCTTTCAACATTATGTCGGGTGCTTTAGACGCTGCGGCTGCTCTTGCAGTTCCTATTGTTCCTGGTGGTAAAGCAGTAAAGACGGCAATTCTTTCTGCTTCTGAAGTAGGTAAAGGTGGTGCTGTTGTCAGGGGGGCTGCATCTGCTCTTGAAGCAGTAGGTCGTGGTTCTACTGAAATCAAAGCATCCAAGATTGACGCATCAGAAGTTGATGATGCTCGTAAAGGTATTATTGTTGGTGGAAGCATTGATTATGAGTCTGCTAATAAATGGTTTGGTTCTGGGCAGGCGCAACGTGTGATTGACCGTACTGCTACTACTAATGATTTTGCTGGTGTGTGGGATTTGTGGGGTCGAAAGATTGACCCTGAACTTGCGTTGGCAATGGCTAAAGAATCTGACCCTGACAAGATTCGTTTGTTGCTTGTTGACAAACTTGGTCAGGCGCAAGGTTTGGCTTCTACTAAAGATTTTCGTGGTGGCAATAAGATTTATATGTCTTTGGGTAGGCGCGATAAATTTATGCAATCTATGCCTTTGGGCGACAAGGTTTCTAAGGCTTACTCGAAGATGCCTAAGCGTTCTGTAAATTTGTTTCAAGCCGAAACAACGGCAGACAGAATAAACAACCTTAACGCTTTAGACAGTATGTTGAAGTTATCAGAAGTTGATGCTGTTACTCGTCGGTCTTTTTTGAATCGAGCTGGTCGTCTTGTTGTTTCTAAAAATCCTAATGCCCACGCTAAATTTATTGATGATTTAGATTTAGTGATGCGTGGTGGTGCTGAAGCAACAGGTGTCAACCGTGAAATTGTTGATGCCATATTTGACAACTACAAATCTTTACGTGATGATGCGGCTCGTTTTGATATGGATGACAACTTTGATATTGCTGACGCAGGTTTATATCAACGCACCTATGGTGGAATTGACCCCAATGCTGCTGATGTTTCTTTTGCTGGTCCACAGTTGGCATCAGAGTTTGGTAGACACGAGTATTTTATTCCGGATGTTCGCCAACTTCGCCGTTTGACAGGTTCAAAAATCAATTGGATTTACACCAAGCAAGGCAAAATAGGCGACCCTAATATTGATGAACTTCGCAAAGCTGGTCAACTTCGTTTACCATTTGCGCTTGTTGCAAGCGTACAAGAAAATGTTTGGAGGCCGATTATTACGGCCACGATAGGAAACTTTGTACGTAACACCCTTGATTCACAATTAATGATTGCATTATCGCATCGACCTGTTTCTAGCATTATTCGTCACCCATTTGACTATTTGACTATGCTTCGCAAGGAAACTGGAATAGCAGATATTTATGGCCGCGGCTTTGACGAAGCTCCAAGTGCTAATGCTGAATCAGCGGCACAAGAGGCGCACAAGTTTCTTACAACAACAGCGTTAAATGCTCACTATAAAGACCCTGTTATGGTACAGAGAAAAGCAAAACGGCTTGGAACCTTTACTGTTCGTGACCGTACCATTGATTCTGTTGGTGATGTGGCTCGTGGACACGCAGATGAGATAGGAAAACTAAACGCTGACTGGGCGGCACGTACATTCGCTAATGGCGCAACAACACAAGACATTGTAAATCTTATACGCACCGGAAATGCTGATGCTGTCAAATGGTATGAAACGATGCTTCAGTATTACAAAGATGGCCGTCAAACATACAACCGTGTTACAGGGCAATGGCAACGCCAGACGATTGACTTAGTAGATGATACAAACTTAGCGGCAGTTCTTGACGAAACAGCAACACGAGTATCTCGTATTACAGGAAACAATCCTGCACTGTTGGAAGTGGTTGGTCAAGGAAAACTTGCAGCCCAGATTGTTGATTCAGGAAAAATTATTAGT